GGGCGTCGTACTGAACCGTTTCTGCTCCCAGGGGGGAGTCATGACGAAAGCGATCGTATCTCCGGAGCTCCAGGCTGTTCCGCCTTCTGCGATCGTGAATTCACAAACGTCGCAGCCGAATGCCGTGCCTACGGTCCCGTCGCCAAGGGCTCCGCTTACACTGCCGGCAACGGAAAACTCGGTCGCACTCGAGAAAGTCACCGTAATGGTTTCAAGGACGCTTTCATCCGTGCCTATCAGGCCGCTTATAGTGCCGGTGCCGGTGCCGCTATAGACGGGATCCAGGGCGTGTCCTACGGTCAGAAAGGCATCAAGCTGTGTCAACAAATCGGCCACATCCGTGGCGGTACCGGCGATATGGCTCATTTATCCTCCCAACACCCGCTTTATGGCTTTCTGGTTGTTCTGAGCTATCCTGACAAATACGCGGTGGAATTCAGGGGAAGCCTCCAGGTGCTTAAGCAATAATCCTTCATCAAGACCGAGTGTGGCTGTGAGGTTTGCTTTCCCGGAACTGCTCGAGGCCGTCGCGTCAACCAGGCCTCCATCGGCAAACCGCGGGAAAGCCGGGCGGCGGATCCGGGGAGTTCCGAAGTTAATGGCATTGAGCAGTTCCAGCATTCCCGGTTGTTTCACAACGGCGGCCCGGATCACATATTCGTAATTGGAGAGGCGCGCGGCTATGCTGTCACTCGTTCCCGTTCCCGGACCGCGGATAAGACCTCCCGCGGCCTTGCCGGGAGCTGGCGCAGGCGAGGCGCCGCCGGCAAATCCGAAAAAGCCCAGCATTTTCTGAATCATCAACGTAGCCAGCATCTGCGCTGCTATCTGGCGCATCGACTGCACGACGGACAGGGCAAGACCGCGGAATGCGTCCCCGAAGCTTTCCGCCTGTTCTATGCCGCTGGAAAGCCAGTTGGAAAGATCGCTTGTGGCCGCCGCCTCAACGCTCTGTTTGAAGTAAGCCATATCCCGGGCCGATTTGTCGCTGACGACCGATATCTCCGCGATTTTCAGCTGGAATTCCTCGGCTTGCTGAATCTGCTCGGGCGTCACGGCCGCGGCCCTCATGGCGTCGGCAATCTGCCTAAGAAGCGGCAGACGTCCCCGCTCGAGGTCCACGATTTTCCGTTCGCCTTCGTAGGCGAACAGCTGCCCGCTCTGAACCTCAAGATCTATCCGGCGGCGTTTGCGCTCGAGATCATCCAGGGCCGCCATGGCCTGATTCTCCAGGCTTTCAAAATCAGACTGCTGCCGTTCGGTTTCCACCTGCCGATAACCCGCGGCACGCAACGCCGACACGCGCTCGAGGCGCTCGTCCTCGGCTACACCAAGCCTGCGCAGGATTTCATCGAGCTGCTGCGCTTCCTCCTCGATCGCGGACCGGGTTTGCTCGAAGCGGTCTCCCTGCAGTTCCCGGATTTTCCTTTCAAAATCGAGCGCCTGCTGCTGCAGCTGTTCGGTTTCCCTGGCCTCTTCCGCTTTCAGCCTTTTCAGGTCAGTCGCATTTTCCAGCGCCTTGGCCTGAAAATCGGCTGCCGCCTTTACGATTTTTGCCTGGCGTTCGTAAGGATGTTCATCCTTTCCCAGCGGAGATTTCATCAGTTCTATTACTTTGCCGTAGAGCGCCTCGGCTTCCGCTTTTCCCTGCCTCTCAGCCAGGGCGATGCGGCCGGCATAATATTCGCGGAGCGATATCAAGCCCTTCTCATAACGCTCCTGCTCGGTAGCCTCCTGGTCTTTCATCTCCGCCGCCGCGGCGCGCGTATTGTAGTAGCGCCTGGCTTCGGACAATTCCAGCGCGGCCTTTCGGGCGCGTTCTTTGGCCGCCTCGGCCTCCCGGGCAAGCCTTTTCCGTTCTGCTTCCGCTGCTTCATCCTCGCTGGCGCCGGTATCACGCCGCGGCCGCGGGGCAGGCTCCGGTATGCGGTACAGATCTTTCAGGGATTTTTCATATTTATCCCGGATGTTTTTCAGGGCAACATCCATGTTTTCTGTGACGGTGGCTCGGTATTTGTCCAGACTGCCCTTAAAATGGCCGTGCATCCAGTCGGACAGAAGCTCAAATGTCGCGCGGACGTTGACAGCAAGCGCTGCAAAGATCTGAGCGCCAAGCATGGACACAGCGAAAAACCCGGCCATAATGCCGCGCAGCACGGAGCCGGCAACTTCGCCGAGTTTTTGAAAAGCGTTTATTCCCGGACCGGGCACTTCCGCTGTTGCTTTTGCGGCGCCGGCCAGGGCAGGGGCAAAGCCGCTTGCGAAGCGCATGGTCATGCCTTCCACCTGGCTTTTCAGATCCGTCATTGCATCCTTGGCCCGTTGCGCTGCTTTTGCCAAGTCTTGACCTACGACCAGCCCCAGCTTTTCCGCCTTTTTGCGCAGTACATCAAATCCTCCACTGCCCAGATCGTCGATCAACGGCAGCAACTCTGCCCCGGATTTGCCAAATAATGCAAATGCCGCCCCGGTGCGCTTCGCTCCAGGTTCCAGTTTCGCAAGAGCGTCCACAACCTTGAGCAGGCGCTGGTCTTGATTGAGCCCCATCAGCGCCCTGGAATCGTTGAATAGCCCCTTTATCGCGGTCCGTGTGTCTTTGGCGCCTTTGTCATACTCATCCATTGCCCTGGCGAATCTGATCAAATTGCGGGCCAGCGCATCCTGTTCCACATCTGCCGTGCGGGAGGCGAATGAAAGCACACTCAGAGTCTCGGTGGTGATGCCCGTTTTCTGGTTCAGTTTGCCGAGGCTGTCCGCCAGTTCCATGCTGCGTTTAGTCATGGCGACAAAGCCGGTAACAACAGCGCCAACGGAGATTGCGGGCAGCAGAGATTTCAGCGAGCCCAGGGCCGCATTTAATTGATTGAAGCCGGCGGGACGCACCTTTTGGGCTTCATCCTGGACGCGCTTGAAGGCATTCACCACTTCAGCCACGCCCTCGGCGGTCAATCTCACGCGCACATCCGGAGCGTTTGCCATATCTTTTCAATCCTGCAGAATTGCGGGTACTTTCGGCGGTTTCTCTTTGCCGCCGGCCTGGGCCCGAATATTCCAGGCGATATATTCCACGAGGTAATGCTGTCTCGCGTTTTCTTTCAGCCTGGCTTCATAGGCCGCCAGCGCTTCAGCTGCCGGCCACTGCATAATCTGCCGGTACCGCTCGAAGCGGTAATCGGCAAGCTCGCGCACCACGTCGTTCCAGTCGCCGAAATCCGTCAGGTATTCAGCGCGGTCGAATCTCTTCCGGCGGGCTGCGCCTGACCTTTCGAAGCAAAAGGCAAAGGCTTTAAATAGCGCAGCCCTTCTCTGAAAAAATCCGTGAGCACCGCTATGAGGATCCGCTGAATCTCGGCTTTGTCGTTCGGCTCGGTTGCCCGGCCCAGAAGCGCGGCCGTGGTCTCCGCCTGCTCGGCGCTCCACTTCTCGTCGGGAATGCCTTCGGGCAACAGCAAACCTCCAAGCAGCGTAAGCGGCGCCCCGTTTTCCACTACCGAATACAGCAGGCGCATGCCATAGTCGTTTGCGCTTTCCCCTTCTTGCGGAATGCAATCGGCGATGCCCGCCGAGCGAAGCTGCTTCATGATGTAAAAATCATTTGCAATCGTCGTGCGCTCGATCAATCGATATAGATGCCCGTCAATTTTAAACATCCGGCTTCTTTCCCAAGCAAAGGGCAGCGAGGACGTCCTCGCTGCCCCGAGATGATTTGCGGCCAGGAGATTTCTACAGCATGATCACGCGATAGTACTGCTGGCCGGCCGGCTTCGTCGTATCGGCATAGACCTTGCCCTTCAAGGTGAAGCTGCCGAAGTCTTCAGTGATCAAGCCCAGGGCTCCATCCGGATTCAGCCCGCAGATCCAGACGTCGACGATCATGCGCGGTCCCTGCACCTGATTGGAGGCGCTGATGTAACGCACCCGGCCTTTGATGCCGCCCGCGGCAAGGCCATACATGACGGCCTTCCCGGCGCTGCCGGCGATCGCCGGAACGCTGCCGCTCCAGGTGATGGCAACGCCCTCCGTTCCTTTGTTCTCGCCAGTGTAGCTGGACAGCATCCGGATCATGCCGGCCTCGGCGTTGATTTCATAAGCAGACGCATTCAGCGTGGTTTCGCCCTGCTTGACGGCAGTGACGGTCGGATTCAGCGCGCCGAGGTCATACCATATATCGTATTTGACCTGGGCTGCGGCCGGGCCTACGGAGCGGTCCGCAACCGTTTCTTCGGCCGATTGCGTGAATGCGGCATCGGCGCCCAGGATAGCCAGGGCAAGGTTTTCCTTCGTATATTCGGTGAGAACCATGGACAATTCCGCCGCGCTGCCGGTGATGACTTCCGCATAAGTTGCTTTGGAGCCGTCCATTGCGTTCTTCTTTTCCTTCGTTTCCACCGTGTTGTTGATTTCGAAGGTGTCCACGTTGCCCATGTGCCGAAGGCCGGTGCTGCTGCCGGAGATGAAGCGGTCAAAGTACACGCTCCCGGCGCCCAAATAGAGATTGTTGCTGTTCGGAGCTAACATTTTTTTCTCCCTTCTGTAAGATTATTCCAGGCTGTTCTTCGGCCTCGAATACTCAACAATGAACTGCATCAGAGCGTCGCTGTAATCGCTCTGGCTGTCGATTTCCCCAAGCCAGGCAGTTTCCCCTTCGGCCAGGCTGACAGCGATACCTCCGAAAGTTTCGTCCTTAAAGAGCTGAGAAACAGCCCATGCGCGCAGAGCCTCGTTATCCAGGTCAGTGCCGGCCGAGCGGCATGCGACGCCAACGGTAAGCAACCGCCGGGCTCCCGAAAACGCGCGATTGCGAGGAGCGCTTTCATTAGGCGCCTCATCCTGAAGCGGGAAGACAGCCATATGTTTCGCCGCTTTGCTTGGACGTTTGCGCGCAGTAGAGACCACCAGACCCGTGGGCTTACCCGTAGCATCCAGGGTCGAGGCGATCGCAGCGACGATCTTTTTAACGTAAGTGTCCGCCATCAAGTCCTCCGCAACAGCAGTTCTTTCATGGCTCCTGTCGGCATAACGCGCAGAACTGCGTATTGCTGCTGCCAGCCGTCCTCATCCGCGATCGTTACCGTGTCGCCTTCCGCAATGGCAGGGAAGTGGTCCGCCTTGATGGCTGCAATCTCGATCTCGAGAACCTGGCCGGCCGCGCCGCCGACTTCCTCTCCGAGCTCGCCGCGCAAATCGTAAAAGCATCTGCGAGTGACTACGCCCACCGTAATGCTGTGGGGCGAACCCACCAGCATCGCCTCCAGATCTTCGCTCTCGCCTGCAAACGCGTAAGCCATATCCCATCTCTATCTGTCCGCAGCCTCCACGATCGCTGCCAGCAAATCGCCCTTCTTTTTTTTGATGTCAAGTTCAAGCCCGAGTTCGGCGTGTGCGTAGTCCACGAGCTGGGCCTTGCTCATGGCGGATAGATCCATCGGCTGCGGGGCGGGGCCGCTTGCCGGAGCTTCCGGAGGCGGGTCCGCCGCCTTGGGGCCGCTGTCGCAGACAGACAGGCTGCCGACCTGCAAGCAGCGTTTTGCCGCTTCTTCATCCAGCGCGATGATCTGCCCCGGCTGAAGAATTGCCCCGGATTTGAGCAGGCCTTTGATCGGCCAATTCACTTTGTAGGTCGCCATTGCATGCATCCTTTCCGGCGCCAGGCTGCAGCCTGGTGGACTAGATTCCGATACCAACGCTTGATCTAGTCCACCTAATCTGCAGTCCTGCTCTCCGATATCCCTATATGGCATCCTGGATGAAGTATCCAAGATCGTTGGCGCAGATCACCTCGGCCACGGACTCGCCCACGCGCACGCGCTGGCCGCCGCGCATGCCGATATCCCTGTCCTCAATGCTGCCGGCAACGCGATCGCCCCACTGTGCCGTGACACCGTAGGTCACACGATCGTTGACGCCGGCGAGGCTGTCCCGATAGAGCAGCGAGCAATGATTTCCCCAAACGCGCGTCAGGACAGGCGTCTGGCCCTTCTTTGCGGTGTTAATCCAGCCCTGGCCCACGAATATGGCTTCCAGTTCGAAAAGCTGGCGGATGAATTCCATGGGCACAATGCCGGTGTCGCCCAGGGTGCCGTTGTAAGCCTTGATGATGCGCGGATGCATTCTTAGAGCACTGGCAACGGCATTGCCGAGCACCATGACATTGGCGCGCATGATCATGGAATCGAGCGCCGTCATGATGTCGGCGATCGGATCGGAAGCGCTTTGCGCATACTCGTTCCACTGATCGTTCCCGGCCAGCTGCACCTTGTTGGCGACAGCGTAGTTATTCGCATTGAATACGGCTGCGGCCACGCGCACTTCTCGATCGAGCGCGATCAGGTCCGTGATATTTTCGGTCGCGCGGGCTACCGGGTCGTAGCCCTGGGGCGCATTCTCCATATCCGCCACCGGAATGGGATCGTCGAGGGCATAATCCCTGGTTGCGCCCTCGACCTCGGTGAATCCGAACTCGACCTGGTTGGGCTGGGACGTGCGGCCTACCAGCGTGTTCGGGAGCGTGAATCCGTCGGCGAGCGCGAATTTCCGGTACTTGAATACCTGCAGGCCCACCGGGGTGCGAGGCAGGACATCGTCCGCGATCAGGCGCTTATTGCGATAGGCGATGGCGATCGCGGTCAACGTCGGATTTATTGGAAACGGTGCTTTCATGATTTTTTCCTTTCAGTTATTGGCCGCAGTTAGCGAACCGTGTTATCCCAGGGTCACGTTGGTCAGGCGCAACACATACCACTTGCCGCCGATCGCGACGATTTCCATGCTGTTGCCGATTGCCGCGCCGAAGGTCGCGATATCGCTCGCCGCGCCTCCACCGTTGAATCCGCTGCCCGCGGCATTGCTCACCGTATGGGCTTTGGCGGTCAGCGACAAAATCGTCAAACGCTTGCCGTCGTCGGCCGGAGTAGCCGGATCGGCGATGGTGAGTTCTGCGGGATCATCGGCTTTGCTGATCGTCACCAGGCCGGTTTTGACGCTGATGGCGCCGCTGGCCGCAACATCGGTGACGGCATCCTTCAGCCCGCCCGCCGTTCCGGAAACATTGCCCGTGACATTGCCGGTCAGAGGCCCCGTGAAGCCGCCGGCGTTAATCAGCGCATAGCTGCCCGCAATGGTCTGCGCTGCGCCGGGATTATCATGGATTGCATGCGCATCGGTGCCCGCGACGGATGCGCCCGCGAAACCGCATGGAATGATCAGCACGGGGAAGAGATCGTCTGCAACCGCGTCGGCCAACGCCATGCCCGCCGCGCGATCGCCGTCGACGGCATATACGGCCTTGCCGTCCGCGTTGGCAGTGACAAACTGTCCGCGAGTGATGCCGCCTCCGGCTTTGACCATGGCGATCCCGGCATGGATGACATCGCAGGGCTCGCCGCTGTCAACGGGAACGAACGTGCTCGCACCAATGATGAAATCGGATGCCGCGGTTGCCTTCGCCACGGTGGTATCGGATGCCAGTTTGACGAGCAGATTGGCGTCGATCGCGGCCGAAGCGTTAAAATTTTTGATCAAAAGAGGATTCATTCTGTGTTCTCACTTTCTGCCCCAGGATCCTCCGGGGCGCCAAATGTGCGTTTCAATGATCCGGATCAGAGCTGATTGCCCTGCGCCAAAACATGCTTCACGGCATCGCTATAGCTGACGCGACGGCCGGTTTTTGCCTGCCCCTCGACATATTGCCGGGCGGCTTCGGCCGCCTTTTTGGAATCGACTTCCGGCTTTTGTCCGCTATCTTTGCGTTCCGATGCCGGCGCCGCGGGGGGAGCGTCGGCTGCCAGGTCGCTCGCCACTTGCGCCGTCCTGGCCTTTTCGGCCGCCAGAATCCTTTGCGCGGCTTCCGGGCCGGAGGTTTTACCGTCGGCCCTCATTTCCGCCAGAAGCTTCTCGTGCCCGGGCATGGCATTTGCCTCGACGGCCAGAATGCGCTCGCGTTCCGCCGTGGCGGCAGCTGTCCGCGCTTCAGTCAGTTTTGTATCGAGGCCTGCCTCCGCTTCGCCTTTGCCGGCGGCTCTTGCCTCGTCGAGCGCAGCTTTTATCGCGGCGTCAACCTGCTCCTGCGTGGCGCACTCAACGCCGCAAACAATGACCTTATCCATTGCGTCTTCTCCCTTCGATGTGGGCGCTGGTGCGCCGGTTAAAGAACTGCCTGCAGATTCATTGAGCATGGCGATCACGGCCGGCAGGCTTTTGATGCCGTCCACCAGGCCGGCGGCAATCGCCTTCTGCCCGATAAACATCCGGCCGTCGGCCATGTCCTTTAGCACTGCTTCGACGTCTTTGCCGCGATTGACGGCGACGTCGTTAACAAATATCGTATAGATCTGGTCGACCCGCTCCTGGATGGTGGCGCGGCCCTCGGGCGACAGCGGCGCATATTCGCTCGCAATGCGCTTGTAGCGGCCGGCGGTAATCTCCGTTGTCTTAACGCCGAACTTCTCCTCGTATTTGCTCCAGTCCTCGTGCGTGGCGACGACTCCGATGCTGCCAACGTGAGTCGTATCGTCCACGATGAAGATTTTTTCCGCGGCGCTGCCGATCCAATAAGCGGCGCTGGCGCCAAGGCCATCCACTACTGCCACCACGCGCTTTTTCTCGCGAGCTCGTCGCACGGCCTGCATGGCGGCCTGTGTGCCGTCGACAGTCCCGCCCGGGGAATCGATCAGAAGCGCGATGCCGTGCGCCGCATCGTCATCAGCCGCGGCCAGAAGATCACGCTCGAACAGTTGTGTGCTGACGCCGCCGCTGATGCGCGAAAACAGATTCATGCGCTTGGAAATCACGCCCTCGATCGGGACGACGGCGACGCCGTCCTGAATCGCATATCCTTTGGCATGATTGTCGAGCTGCTTTCCGGCTGCCGCTTCCACGGCCGCCAGATCGACTTTCTTCCCGCGCGCGTGCGCCTGATAGATCGCGCATATCTCCACGAGCTTTTCCGGCATGATCGCCCAGGGGCTCATCAGGATGTCGAGTATGCGCATTATCGTTTCTCCTTCTGCGGCGGAGTCTCAAGATCGCTGTCGCCGTTGTCTTCCGGCGGAGTCGCCGGCGCGTTGGGAGCGGGCGCGTTGGTTTCCAGGCCGTCCCGCACGCGCATCTGCTTTTCCCGCACCTGCTGCGCGTGCACTTGTTCCCAAACCTGGCCGGTCAGTTCCATCGTCTCTTTCTGCCGCGTGCTGACGCCCAGCTCGATGCGCCCCCTGGCGGCATTCACTTCCTTTTCCGGATCGATGCTTCCGGGAGCATCCCCTATCCACTCGCTGCCCAGATATGCCCGGCGCAATCCTGGATCCGCGAAGTAACCGGGAGCGCTGACCCGCCCGATAGCCACGGCCTCATCCATCCAGGCTTCATAAATCGGCTGGCAGAAAAAATGAGCGAGCCAGTGCCGACGTCCCATGTAGAACTTCCAGGCCTCCAGGAGCGCCGCCCGGGCGGCGCTGTAGCTTGCCGTAAAGTGCTTGATGAGAACCTCGAAAGGAAGGCCCAGGGCGACACCGATCTGCCGGAGCACGGCCTGAACAAATGCGTCAAATGCGCTGTTTGGCCGCTCCGGCTTCGCGAAAGCCACGTCATCACCGTCAGCCAGGTCGACAATCAGGCCCGCTCCCATTTGAAGAGGCTGACCCGAATCGCCTCCGGAAGTCGCCGCGGGCATAATTCCCGCCATCGATGCCGCCGCTGATTGAGTGATGTTCATTCCCTCGCCGGCGGGGGTTTTAACGAATACCGTAAACAGGCTGGATACGACCGCGGCCATTATCTCCGCATCCGTATAGCGGCCGAGTTGATGCAGCGCCTCGATGACAGGCGAAAGAAATGGAAT